CACTTCAGCGCGGGCTTCGTCGCTTTCCCTCTCTACTGCCTCAAGCTTCTCGCGTCCCACTTTAATCCAAAGATCCCGATCTACCTGCATTGATTCGTTGAGCCGTTGCAACTCCTCCAGCCTGTCGGCGGCAAGCAGCAGCAGTTTCGGTTCTCCATCTGCGCGGAGTGCCTCAATAATCATTGGGGTTGAGTGTTTCATGTTCAATTCTTCTGTGTTCATGTTCAATTTTACTCTGTTGGTTTAAACGCATCAGCGTTTTTTGTGTTCAATTCTGTGTTCAATTCCTTGAGCACCTTATAAGCGGCATCCATTTCAAGTTGATGCCTGGCTTCTGCTGGGCATTTTTGCGTGTAATCATGCCGCTCCGATTTGCTATGATGCAGAGTGCGACACGTTCTGCTTAACCCATAACTCAGTCCAATCGTAAGTGCGCTATACTGTTTCTTTGTCATTGAGCCTGCGCGTCTGTTTCCTCTGCCTGGCATCCTTCACACTCCCATTCGCGGGAATGCAACCAGTGCCGGCTCATGGGTTGCTGACAACTCGTGCAGTTTGGGCTGTCCTCGACGTGTAGCGGGTCTTCGTCTCCCCAGATGTGGCTCATAAGTTTTCGCAAAGGATCATTTTTGCAGATATTCTCTCATAGGGGATTTTATACTCCCTTGAGACCTTAGCCCTAGCCTCAGACTGAGACTTGGCACTGACAAACCATGCCCGATAAGGCAGGAAATCAGCTATCACTTTGTAGTACAGTTTGTGTATCATGCTATTTTATTATGTGTGTTTCACTGTAGGAAATCTTTAAAAACCGAGCCACTTGAAGCCTTGCGTTCACTTCGCTTGATGCTTTGTAATTCCAAACGCGAGAAGGATAAAGACTGGAACCGATCTTAAACACTTCAACACCTTCAAAGCCACTAGACAGGGCATCCAAGGGATTCGGAATATGCTCTGGCGGATTAGTCCAAACTGTCTTGGGAGTATGGGCAAAATCAAACGGTTTCTGCTCTTTTTTGGGAAACCATAATTTCTGACCATACAATTTCTCCACCTGCTCTTTGCGAATCCTCTCCACTTCTTCCGCATGAGCCTTTGCTTCCTGTTTCCTTTTTTTAGCCTCTTCACGCCCTTTCTGCTGTGCTTGTATTACTTGAAGTACAGACAGTGCTTTAAGGGCCAATTCTGATTCAAGGCGGCGATGTCTCGTTGCTCTGTCATCCTCGATGTCTACTCGGGAACGATACGGAATGCCTGAATGCTCAAAGTTCTCACGAATTGCAGGCCGGTAACTCGTCTGCCTGCAATCGGCGCACCGAGCCTGCTCGTTCTCGCAGGTTGGGCAGATGATTTTCCAAGTGCTCATGTGTGTCCCAAGTATTCGGCGGCAATTTCAATCCCTTTAGAAAAAAGTTCAGGAATTTTCTAAAGCCTCCAATGCCCGAATTCTTGCACGAATTGCTTGAGCTTCTTCAGCCTCTTTTTTTTCAGCGTCTGCGCTCGCTGCAAGCGAGTGCGCGGGCGCGCTGTCTTTTTGTTCATTCCCGTCAAATATTATCTCCAGCGCCCCTGGGGGGGCTGGAATAATATTTGACTTATTCTTTTTAGCAACAGAGTAAACCTGTGTATTTTTTACACACATCCTGTGTAAATTTGACACACCCGTGTGTAAATTTTGGACATCCGTGTGTAAATTATACACACCTACTGCGAGCAACTTGTACATGAAGCATTGAGCGGAATGCTGTTCAATAAAGATCAATTTTGCCTCTTGCAAAATGTGCAATTTGCCCAAAACTGACTTGCGTCCCATGTTGCAAATTTGACCGATTTCGCGCATTGATGCCACGAATCCTTTCGTGCCTCTTTTCTCGCTTTCCAGCTTCGTTAGTGCCATGTAAACGGCAAGCGTTCCATGCCCAAACTGCGCGGCTAATTCAAAAGCCGCGTGATTGTACCAGCCCCAGCCTCCATCTTTGAAATCTCTCAGTTCCATTTTTTCTTCTTTTTGGGTTCTTCGTCTTCCTCGAGCTTCGGTTCGCCGCACTCGATCCAGATCTGAATTGGTTTCTCGCCCTTCAAGGGATCATAGCGGTGTTTAAAGTGGCGGATGAATATCTGGGAGGCCGGCGTCCCGTCGATGTTCCGCATTCCTGCCCTCATGCGTCTCTTAGTCATAGTCAGGCTGAACGTGGGCGGATCTCCCTCCGGGGTCTTTACTCGATTCAACGCAACAACCTCTCGCGCCCAGTTCGTCAGTGCCGAGGATCCAAACCCCGAATAAGCCATGTCGCTTTCGGTTTTCCCTGTCCCTTCTCGAGGCTTCGGTTGGTGGTGGATCAATGCAAACACTACGCCGGTCTTCGAGCTGATTCGGTTTAAACCATTGCAGAACCCTGTCACCACTGCCTGGTCGCTGATGTCATCACCGAGGTAGCACATCAAAGGATCAATCCAACAAATGTCTGGTTGATGCTTTGCCACTAAAGCCTCTACGACTTGCAGGAATTCGCCGCCAGAATGGATATTGTCTCGATATACCCACAGTCTCTGCGAGAGATCTTGCAATTCCTTGGGGCCAACCCAGGTTTTTCCCAGCTTTAGGAGCAGGGATTGCATCACCTCGGCTTGGTCGCCAACATCATTCTCGGCCTGAATGATCACTTGCTTCATGGGTCTGACTGCCTTGATCCCAAACGTCAGGGCTTGTGAGTGCTCCCAGCGGTCTGCCAAGGCCCAGCCTATGGCAAGCTGCATGTTCAGGGACGACTTCCCCACTCCAGACTGAGCATTGAAGATTATCGATCCCCCTTTGCAGATCCAGCGATTCCCGAGAAGCGTGTTCGGGTCATTGTCAGTATCGTAGTTCAGTAAATCAAGCACATCGCAGGATTTGATGGATTGAATCCCTGACTGCCCCTTGATCCGCTCGAGTTCGCTTTCCGCCTGAAGTAATACTTCGTCTGCGGATAATCCCTGCCCGATTGCTTGGTTGATTTCAGAGAGGAGCTGTAGAAGCTTGCGCTTCCTCGAGGCTTCGAGCGTCAAATTCACCCACTCGGGGAGCGGCAAGACAGATCCTACGGAGGTCCATAGGTCTGTAATATCTGCAAACTTGACCCCTTTGCTTTGGAGTTTAGTCGCGATTGCGAGGGCATCTGGCATCTTGCCCTGCTGAATCCCGGTGAAGGCTTCATCAAAAATCGCCGCCAGTGTTGGGTTTTGAATGTCCGCGCTTTTAAAACCTTTCTCGGCAAATATCTGAATGGCCCTGTCTTGGTCAATTAAAAGACAGGCGACCACTGCCCGCTCTGCGTGAGGGGCACTCGGAACTGGTATGTCTCGCATTACAAGGTGGCTAGAAGCCCCTCCATTGCCCCTCTGGACCCGTGAGTAACCCGAACCACCTCTGTGACCGCTCCGAATAGGTGAATGGCCCTAGCAAGTTTCCACGTTTCCCGCATCCCTGGGTGAAGTCCGCCCTGCCCCTGAGATATCATATTCTTGTGAATCTTGACCAATTCGTCCGCAATTCGCTCCGCTTCTTTAAGTTCTTTGACCGTCATAAGTGTGTGCTGTGTGTGTTGTAAAAAGAATGCCTTTGTTTCATGAAGGAGAAAAAATCAAAAACTCCCTGTTGCAGGATCTCCCTGCACACCATGAGGCAAATTTTGCCTAGTTAAAAATTGGGCGATGAGTTGATCAGACTCTTAATAACTGGTCGCCCACCAGTTAGGGTTTCGATGCGCTCCCAGCTCTCCCCACAGGCATACGATCCTGTTTCGGGCCGGTTCTGCGTTAACCCATAAAAATTAGAACGGAATCTCGTCATCAGACAGGTCAGAGACCTCTGGCCTTACTTTCACAGGTGTCAACCAGTTTGCCAACTCCGAGAAACCGCTCTCGTTTTTCTTTACCTGAATTCGAGCGGTCGATCCAAGAAAATCATCCGGATGGGGATCGAATTCCTGTCCAATCTTGACCGGCTTTCCGATTGATGCCATTGCGGCCTCCATAAATCCCAGCCCTGCTTGGGTCAACCAGAGCGTGCCATCTGCCAAGCGAGATTGCCGGTCTTTAAACCGCATCTTGATGCCAGGAGTGCCTTTCTTTGCGGATCTGATCAATGTGGCGGAAATAATCTCCACGTTATGTTCTCCCTCGGGGATGCCACTATCGTTTGATTTGCCTGCTGCTGTGAATGCCATACTAGTTTTTGGTTAATGGTTGTTTACTACTTTTCTTCCCGATAAGCCCCTCGGGAATGGGTTCATTCGGGAATCGTTCTTCCCAAAGCTTGCGGAACTTATTGCCAGACATCGAGCCATAGGAATCAAAGATGTCTCCAATCCCAAGCTTGTCTCGATACTCGTAAACTTTACGGGCATTGACGAATTCTGACTCTCTTCCTTTGCCAAGCTTCCAGCCCGGCACCTCTTCGCCTTCCTCAAGGCGCATCCTTGCAATGTCTTCGGCCTTGGCTTGAAACTTCTCAAGGATTTTGCATTTCGTCAGAAAATCGCCCAGTTTTTCAGGGCTTGCTAAAATGTTGTCAAAGATCTCTGTTACAATGTGACTCGGCCCAAACGATACGCTTAAAGGTTCCAAGGCTTGAGAAACCCGAACCTCACACGTGGTGCTAAAAGCGCACCACTCACAATATTCACAAGGCGTTGGAACTTTGTTTTCATTGTTGTATGCATGGACAACATCGCTGACAATTTTTAAGGCTTCATCAAACGTAAAACGATGTGTTACTAGTTCGCGTTGGTCGCAAAAAAGCAAATGACAGGTCCACGCATCAGAGAAATTCTCAATCATCAATCCAAGTGCATATGCTGCCATTTGCTCCTTGTAATTGCGAATTTGGCCGGTTTTTAAGTCCGCCAACATTCCCTTGGAAGGAATGATGGCATCTGCTGTGCCTGACATTCCAAACTTTTGGATTTCAATTTTGCAAAATTCCTCGGAAGTCAGCACTACATCAGATCCTGCAAGTGCCTTCAGGGTTTCTATTGCCCAAAAGACTGTATTGGCATCTTCCTCAGATATGTCTCCAAGCATTGCCTCGCCTTGCATCGCATCGCGAAATGCGGTATCAAGCAGAGTTCCTCGGGCTGCGGCTTCTGATTGTCCTGATGCTCCCTTGTAACAGGGACAAACTGCTAGTTTCGGCAGTGCCGATGGTCTTAGAGCACTCATTAAATTGTAAATGCGGCAAAGAACCGCTCGGGGTTTTCCTGCGCCTTGGTAAGGATTGATTCTGTGATGTCTCGGTATGTCTGGCCTTCAGAGATCCAGCCTCTCTTCAATGCGCCGGCTGTGACTTTTTCTTTTTGTGAAGCAGTTTTTCCTGAAAGCAACACGTCCCAGGCATTCATTCCCGCAAACGGCTTGGAATCTGATTTCCCCTCAGAAACGCTTTTGCTGCTTCCAGAAACCACTTGTCCCGTGAGTAAGCTTGACAGCTCTTTAATATCCATCGCAACTCGCTCAGGGAGGCCATGCCGGTTTTTTGCATCCCAGCTTGAAGTGTGGGATGTGTACAGAGTGCGCTCTTTGCCTCCAATTGCTCTGGTTTTTCCATTTTCGGCTTCGATAATTGAGGTACGGTAATTTGCAAACAAAACGGCATCTGCTGCCTCTTTAAGGAGGTGACTGCATAGTTTGTGCATTTTCAGCTCGTAGCGGTCGTAGGATGCCTCTGGGGAGTCGTGCCGCTTGATATGTGAATGCGCGAGGAAAATAATGGTCTTTCCTGCCTCCGCCGCTTGAGTAGTCAGGTTCAGGAATTTTGCGAATTCTTCCGCAAGAATCACGTATCCTTTACCAAACCCAAAGTCCTCAATGGATTTTTTCTTTTGATCAGCGCAGATCTTTTCCGCAAGGACGCTCACGGCCCAGTCTACAGTATCTAAGATCAATGTTTGATACCCCCCTAGAGTAGCCGCTTTCGAAAAAGGCTCTTCGATCTCCGCCCATGTACGGGTTGAAATCCGAGCAACGTCCAATTGTTTGGTGCTGCTTTCGGTGTCGATAAACAGCGGGGCTGGGAATGCTGCCGCCAATGTGGTTTTTCCTACTCCTTCCGGGCCGTAAATTACAATTTTCTGAGGTGATTTGATGATGCCTTTTTGGATGTTCATTACTGTGTGTTTTTTAGGGTTTGTGCATATGCTCTCTGTGCTGCTGCTTTTTTTGCCAATCTTTCAGGCGAAAGTTTGCTCGGTTTGCGAACCGTCTTTGGGACCAATCCAGCTTTGATTCGTAGCTTGTATTTAAGCACTGATTCTTTTCGGGCCTCGATTTTCTGCTGTGGCGTGAGTAGGGAACGATGTTTAAGAACGCCGCCATGTTTCGCGAGATATATTTCTCGTCTTTTGGCAAGTCTCGCTTTTCTTTCTTCAGGCGTTTCTTGGCTTTCTTTTAACCTCTTCAACCTGGCTCGCTCTTCCTTTTGGATCTGAGTCAGACGCTCTTTCTTTCTCGAGGGCTTTTTAACTTCTGGAGCTTTGTTCCAAGAAATCTCTTCGCGGGATGCGCTTGTCTTTTCGCGTTTAAACTGAGAACTCCCTCCTTTGCCATAGCGAAAACCATCTCCCGTTTCTCTCTTTTTTTCCCAAGCTACTAAAGCCTTGTGAACGCTCGCGTGTAAATCTCCAGCAAACCCTCCCTCGGCCTGCATGGGATAGCTATCCTGAAGCTTGATGTTTTTTTGTGCCGGGAGTTTCATTTGATTAATCCCGCATCTTTGGCTAAAGCTCGAAGTCCTTTCATCCCGTATTGCAAGTCTGGTCGCTTTGCGTGCAACTTAAGAATTGCGACGATTTCTTTGGTCATTCTATGGACTTTTTTCGAGATCTCTTTCGAGGCCAGCCCTTGCTCGTGAAGCTCAAGGACACGCAATTGGAGGGGGCTTAAACTCATTTCCGCACCTCCAGTGCCGCAAGGATAACAAGGATACCTGTGGGCATGGTTAGAAGCGCGAGAACGATGCTTTCTAAAGGGCTGTCCGCATACTTGTAAACGCAGACACCGTCCGCCAGTAAAAGGCAAACTCCTACTGTAAGCCACACCGAGGGTGTGATTGTGTGTTTTTTAGGTTGTGTTGTTTTCAAAGGAATGCGGATCGTATTAGATCCAACGTCTTCCTGTGCCGGCCTGCTTGCGTAGTGTGATGTACTCATTAGAAGAGGGTTTTGAAGATTCTGTCTGCCTGCGTTGCGTCAATGTGACTGTAGATGATTGCCTCGGGCATTTTATTTTGATGAGCGTATTCGGACAACTTGTTCCAGTCCGCCCACCAAGTCATGAATGTCTCCCAGCATGATTCCCTCGTGCCCAATTCTCTTTCTGTGAGAACGTGGAGCCAAGTCTTAGAAGATTTCTGTTTTAGTTTTTCAAACTTTGTCATGGCGCATCGAGGATTAGCGAGCCCGCTTTCTTGTGCAAGAATATTTTATGACTTTTTTAAGTCTTTGTTTTTGCGGGCGTTAGGACGTGGGCGTCGAGCGTTTGCGCGGCACGACTCAGCTTTTTTTGCGGATTTTACGCATCCGCCTTTGCGCCCGATCTCCCTGAGGTATTGTTTGACTATTGTGTTCATGTTTAGTGGTTTGGGTAAAGTCTGCGTGAAGCTTCAAAGATTAGGAATGCGTCTGCTGTTTTCAGCGTGATGTCATGCGAGGGGTAAAGTTCTTGAGCCTTGGCTTTTAGATGGCGTTTCCAACCGTCTCCATGGTCTTTCCGATTGCCAAGGCCAAGAGTTTTTTGCCAGAGCTGTGGCTTGAGTGTTACCATGCGAACTCCCAGCGTTTTTAAGACCCCCCCCACCTGGCCGTAATTTTGAAACATCGTTCCCATGGCGGACGCTGACATCCTTCCCTGCCATTTCGGCAACTCTTCGATGTACGCAACACTGTGAGAATCGCAGATAATTTTGAGCAGAGAAACAAGATCTCCAAGGGTTGAAGGCATTGAGACTGCATGTAGGGAATTGTCAGTGTCTTCGTAGACAATTCCGCCTCCTACACCTGGATCAATGGCTATGCGTGAGGAAATATTAGGCATAAGAAAGCGGGAACGCTAGTCTG